CAGTAATCCATGTATCGGTCATTACCTCACCAACTCTTCTAACATAGTAAGGACCCCAGTTATCAATAGTAGCTGTTAGCTGAGCTTTAGGTGCAAATCGTATTTGATCAGATGCTTGACCAAATCCTAATTTACCTTCAATTTCTGCTGCTTGTAATGGTGCAGGTGAATCAGTATGCTGTGCAACCATATCACAACCGTTAGCCATCATAACTTTAGCAGCTTGTGCTTCTTTTGGTGGATCATACCATGTATTAACCCAAATGATTTCTATTTCAACATCAGGGTTCATCTTCTTTGCTCCTAGGAAATACGTGTTGATTTCACGAATAACTTCAGGAATTGGAAATGCAGCTACATAACATATCTTGTTAGTTTCAGTCATAAGTCCTGCAATAATACCTTGTACGTGCCTGGCTTGGTATAGTCTAAGTCCATAACTAGCCATATTCTCAGATTGTTTATAACCTGTTGCATGTTCAAATTTAACATGCGGATAATCTTTAGCAACTTTTAACATTTGTTCCATGTAACCAAAAGATGTTGCGAATATGATATCTGCTCCTTCTTCAGCAAGATTTCTCATAACTCTTTCAGCATCTGGACCATACTTAACATTTTCCACGTATATAGTTTTAACTTTATCACCATAAGCTTCTTCAACCTGCTGTCTGCCAATATCATGTCTGTATGTCCATCCATGATCTCCAATAGGACCTACGTAGACGAATCCTACTGTAACTTCTGATTTTAGATTAGCTCCTAGTCCGAATGCTAGGCCAGGGATTAAAAGAAAAAAAGTGATTATTGAGAGAAATAAATTTCTCATTCTTAGTCTCCTTTCGAGGGTGTTGAGGCGGGATCGTAAGGGCTACTCCGCCGGGTTTAATTTAATCATGATATAATATTCTATTCAACTTTTTCAGGCAAATGTTCACTTAATACAAATCTTCTATTTTCAATATGTTTTTCTGCTATGTCTTCTTTGGATTGTCCATAGTATTGAACTGCATGATGTTTTTCTATCATGTAATCATTTAGTGATTTATCAGCGAAGTCGGTGGTACGCCATAGTTCACCTAGTATTCTACCAAACTTACCTTTAGCGTCATACTCTTTGGTTTTTAAGACTAACCACTCATCATCCAAAAATTTAGTAGCGAAAGCTTTTGCTGCTAACCCGTATCTCTTTTCCTCTAAATCTCTTGTTCTAGATTCAGGAGTGTCAATACCGTATAGTCGCACTCTTTCGCCTTTTAACCAGACACCGAAACCTAAGTCAATGTCTATGTCCATAGTATCACCATCAATAACTTTAATTAATTTACAACGGTATTCATACATATATTTTTTCCTTTAAGATTAAAAAAGGGGAGATTTTATCTCCCCTAGTGAAGTTTTACTTCTTATTCCAAATGTGCCATAGCACCGCTATAGCAACTAGTCCAACAAGACCTTGATCACTGAAAGTTGATACTAGTCCTAGAATATTATCTATGACGTGGATGTCTGGCCAGAAGGGAACGTTCATACCACTGAATAAAATTTCTAATACGATCCCTAAACCAATTAGGCTGACGCCAGCTTCCGCTAAACTAGATGCCCAACTTTTTATTTTTTCTAAGATTTCCATAAGAAATCCTCCTTGTTGTTAAACGTATCTATATTTATATGTTTTAACGATTTTTTCTCTTATTTCTATTTCTTCTTTTTGCAGAACCGATTTTACGTCTTCCAGCAGGTGGTCTGTTTTTTCTTGGATGTGGCATTAAGCTAATGCGCGCATTCTCTCAACTAATCTATTTGCTCTGTTCGTGACTTGTTTATACCATCTAGAATCTACCATTTCATCAGCAGCTTGATTCCAATCTCTAGCATCAACTCCTCGTTTCATTCCTTTAAATTTGGAAAGACGAGGACGTCCCATATTAAACATCATATTTGCAATAATTAATTGAGCTTCTTCGGGTAGATCATTGAAGTCATCATATAATATTTGACAATCTTTTATGACCTGTTTGACATCAGATTCAAAGCATTCTTTAACTCGATCATCGGATACAGGTGTTCCAACGTCTTCTCCATACTCTTCATCTGACTTTGTGATAAGATGGCCAATACCAAAAGTAGGCAGGCCGAGATGATCCAAGTAAATTTCATGCTTTACTCCTTCATCTATTTCTAGTTCTTTTCTGAGTGTATCAATATTCATAATAATTCTCCAGTAGTGCCAGAATTTTATTGTTCCAGCACTACTATATATACATTTTTTATGTGAGTATTCGACCTTTATTTCTTTTTAAATTATTTAAAGAATATTCTAAGTAAGCTAGACTTTCATGTCTATACTCATTTCTCTTAAGAGATTTTGCAATCTCTCGTTGAGCTCTGTACATTTGTACTTCTTGCATTTTTCGTACTATAGGTTTTATAGCACCGTAACTATTACTTAAGAAAAATAATATGCTACCCAGCAAGAAATTTCGATTTCTTTTTGTCATTGGTTACCCCGTTAGATGTTATTTTTATCTGTTGGGGACGCTTCTCTTCTGGGAGAACTACTTCTATACTGACAGTAAGAATTCCATCCGTTAGATCCGCTCCACTGACTTCGGCGTACTCTGACAACCTAAACGACTTTAAGAATTTTCGACCTGAAATGCCTTTATGGACATATAAATCTTGATCACGTCTAGGACCTCTTTCACCTTTAATAGTTAGTACGTGTTCTTTGAGTTCAATCGATATATCTTCTTGCTTGAATCCTGCGACGGCAAGCTCAATATCGTAATTCAATTCTTCATACTTAATTACGTTATGTGGTGGATAAGTGTCTTTAGCGTGATTAGTTATACTTTCGAGTTCATCGAAAATGTGGTCGAAACCTAAAAAAGCGTTCCTTGGGAACATAAAAGTACCAGTCATATTTTCCTCCTATTGACTTAGCAAGGTTAAAAATTAGGACCCAGTTATTGGCATCCTATTACTATATATATTATTTATTTCCTATATTATACTTAGGACATAATTCCCATTCATTTTTTTCTTTGAATGAGATTATTTTTATCTGTCTTAATGGAGCTAGAGGTTTCATCTTTTCTTTGTTTTCAACCGTTAGCAAACCCCAATCACTCATAAGTTGAGCTATCGTGTTTCTTCTAGCAACATCATTGACTTCTAAATTTGATTTTTTTCCATCAAGTAAAAAGAGCTCTTTAAAATGTACGATAAAATACCGACCTTGTTTGTGTAATATATGACAAGATTGATATAACTTTTTGTCTTTTCTTGATGCAACACCTATACGTGTTAATGTTTCTCTAACTTTTAAAAAGTCGTCTGGTTCGTTCAAAACGACTTCTAACATCTCTGATGGATTCCACTCTATAATGCTATTTTCTTCCACCCTTATTCACCTTTTTTCTTAACGTTACAATTTGTTCTGGTGTAAGAAGAGCCAAAGCTTGGTGAGCTTTTTGATTATTATAGCCATAATATTCTTTGACCACTTCAACATCTTTTTCAACTGTATTTTTAAACCATTTGGAAAATCTTTTTCTTTTCCTAACTATATTTATAAGAAAATCAAATTGTAAACGATTATCGATATGATGATTTTTATTCATCTCATTAGCCATTAATATAGTATCTTGAAAGTAAGATAAGCTTCTGTTAACCAGAAAAGAGTTATATGCCTTTTCTGCGATATCATCAACCATAATATCTTTCTTGATATAGTTAATAGCATTTACATACTCAAACGGGTTCATTTTTCAAACTCCACGTTGGCCATGATTTCAGTAAGACATGCAACAACATTTAGTTCGTGATCGGCAACAAACGCGTTTTTATATTGATAATCTGCGAGCAATAGAACGAGCTGCGGTATAGACTGGGGAGATATATGATCTTGCATTCTATCATAGATTCCTCTGAATATGGCAACGGCATCAACATCTATATTGTTGACCACCCAAGATCTCATCTTTTTGAAATCTTTATTTTTTAAGTTTAAGAATAAATCACTATATACATCAGAACTAATATTGCCGCTATTGCTAGAAGTGTGTATGCCTTTGTGCGAAAGTCGTTGAGATTCATTTATGATTCTTCTCCAATCTGGAGCATATTTCATAATTAAATCCGCTAAACTTTTTTCATCATACTTCACGTGCTCCTTGTTTAAAATATTTATCAACCTTTTCATGAAAAATGAAGCTAATTTAGCCATATCTTTTTTAGAAGTGTTAAATTCGTAAACACTGCATCTAGAATGAAGCGGAGTAATTATCCTGTTCTTAAAATTACAGGTTAGTATAAATCTACAATTATTAGAGAATTCTTCAATGAATCCTCTAAGCGCAGGTTGAGTAGATTGCGCATTAAGATAATCAGCTTCATCGAGTATTACGACTTTATATCCACCTTGAAGCGATATTGATGAAGCAAACTGTTTTATTTTATTTCTTAAAGTGTCAATATTACCTTCTTCTGAGGCATTAATTAGAATATAGTCGAGTCCAAGTTCTTTACATAAGGCTTTAGCAACTGTAGTTTTACCTGTACCGGCGCTACCAGTAAATAACATATTAGGAAGTTCTTTGGAATCAACTAAGTGCTTAAATTGTTCTGAAAGATTTTCTGGTAATATAACATCTTCTATAACTTGTGGCCGATACTTTTCGACCCATAGGAAATCACTAGACATAAAGTCCTTTCATAATATAAATTAATCATTTTAAGATTGGTTCAAAGATTCATACATTTGTACGATAGAGATACACTGATCTCTTAGTTGACCAATTGTGGTAAGTTCTTCACCTTTGAACCCACCTCTTTGTGTTACAGCATCTATTACTGCAATTGTACTTCTTGATGACCTGTTAGCCATATCAATAAGTTCTTTTTCCTGACTATTCTCAGTATTTTCTGAGGGTTCAGGTGTTACATTTTTCATTTCTTTATCAGCCATATTATACTCCATAAGTTTTAAAAAAGGCAATGTAAATTAAAAGCGCTATGATAACTAATTTACCATAATCTAAGTCCCAGTTAGTACCTTCACCAACTGTTTCTAAAAAATCATAAAAAGATTTTAAAATAGGATTAATTTCTTTTTTCATA